CTTTATCGCCATACAATTCACGAATAGGATTCGAACCATGCCCCCCTTGCGGAGAAATAATACATTTTCCTGTAGCACCTGTTCCATGTTCGGTATTAGATGTGATCAGTGCCTGTCCACGTGTATATCCAATTCCGACATCGAGCATATTAATGCTAGAAATAGAATCCGTGGTCACAGATGAATATGCTTGTGCACCGACACCATCACCAATGATAGTTACGGTCGGAGATATAATGACCTTTGAATCTGTATTAGCAACAACTGTGAATGGTGAGTTAACTGTCAATGTTCTATCAACATATTTTATTATACGACGTAATTGTCCCACCCCAGTACCTGAAGAAATGTACACACTATCCCCAGTATACACCCCATCCACCACTGATGGTTGATTGTTGGGATCGGAAAACAATTTAATTGTAGTTGTGCTAGCCGATTCAACGGAACCATCGACAAAACTATCATAATTGATACCACCACCAGTTGTTTCGACGATATGAATTGCGCCATTGACGGCATTATTCTGTACAGCCAATTGGCGACCATTTTCCACACTATTCTCAGCTGTAGCATTTTTGACTGGAACGAACTGGTGATTCGTGAATTTTTGTTCATCGCCTAATGGAACAGTATACATGTACTTCCATGTATATCCATCAGAAGTTGTGACCGGATGTAACGCAAATCCTTTAGGTTTAACTGTAGATGCATTTCCATTATTATTATATAAACACTTATACACATTATTTTCGTTAGTGAAAACAAAAAATGGTCGATCATACATGTCTGTATCAGTATCGCGATACATCGAGTACACTGTTCCTGTAACCCAATTATGGCGAGTAGTCACATGAGATATATCAGAAGGAGTTACTTTCTTCCCACCAATAAACTTTCGGTGAAGTTCATAATGTAAATGTTGTTCATTATCTGGTGGTGTGATTGGCTCAGGCTCATTTGGCCATTCTCTTGAGCGACCAAGACAAACATAAAGAATAGACGATTTTTTCTCGGTGCTGGTATCTTCTGCACGAACACTTTCTACAAATGCTTCCGCTGTTGTAATTGATAAATCTTTTGTTGCGTATTTAAATCCCGCCATTATAATGACCCTGTATTGTAATAAGCATTAGCTGTTATAAATGTGTTTGCCCCAAGCCATAATGAGACTAAGTTGGCAGTCGTGCCATCAATCGTATTGAAACTATTTAGTACCGCAGGACTATATTGTCTAGGTAATATTTCGATAAACATTGTACTTCCATTCTCAAATTCAGATGAAGACATCGGAGCACCGCTATCGGTAAAGCGTGATACTGTGTGTGCCGTTCCAGTGTTAGCAAAATAGATATTTGCGCTAACGACGTCACCATAAGTCCACATTTGAGCAAGATTAGCTGAGAATCCATCGCTCGCCACTTTATTGAGTTCAGTCAACCAGAATAGATTTAAATCATTACCCTGCGGATTTCCAGTCTCGATAATAATAAAATCCCCATCAGCTATATGAGTAGACAGATTCGTTCCAGTCACATTTAGTGAGTTATTTGTGATTGAGATTGCGCCACTATGTTGCGGTCTTGAGAGTGTAACATATCCAGTAGCTTTCTTCATAGTAACGTTATTTGAAGTAGCCGACACGTTCATTGGTGCTTCAGAGCTAACCTTATATCGAGAAAATAGTGCTTGACCTGCTGGGTGACATAATTTTAACGCAATATCGCGATATCTTGCTAATGATATTGGCGAAATTAATTCATAAGAATATTCTTGATAATACTTACCGTCATATATGTGACCACGTTTAGACGAAATATGGCTTCTTGAAGAAACATAATATCCTTCAGCATTGGCTGTGCCACGTAAGGTTATCGTGCCCTCTGCAGGAATAGATTTCGGGCGACCACTCGATTCAATAATCACTTGCTCCCCCTGCTTATAAGAGAATCCTGAATCAATAACACGCAATTGACTAATAGTACCATTGGAACCAACATCAGCAGTTATTTCAGCATTCCTACCGAGCACTCCCTTATCATCCATTATAGTGATATGTGCTTGTCCCGATCCAGCTGGCGTTCGTTGATCTCCTAAAGGATCCCCATAAGTATGTGATGTATCATAAAATGTTAGATCAATTCCATCATTTTCTGACCAATTGACATTTCCTGGTTCTCGTTGGTTTATATCTTGAAAGACTCGAATAACCATCACACTCGGATAATTATCGTAATCAAGCATTGACACCATTTCCATAACCTGACCTGTTGCTCCAGTATTTGCTTGGGATACTTTATCTCCCGCACTAAGGGCTGTAATCTGGCTATTACCAGTAGACCAGTTATCATCGCTCGATTCAAGTGTTAGATAAGTGTCGCCGATACCCAGTGTAGCGATGCTGTTCGACCTAATTACAATTTCTGGGGATTCAACGTACCCCCATCCATCACTTCTATTAGAGAAACTGTCGATAGTACCCACGTTAACCGTTCTATATAAAAATGAGTCCCCCAAATTTGTATAGATGTCTTCAGTCTGGGTATTAGCAGTGCTAGATGTAGCAGTGCCGATAACTGTTGCGTTATCGACTAAATGTAAATTCTCACCTGCAATATATGATTTCATAGGACCAGTGTCGAATTGGGACGAAACGTTTGCAGTGGTGTTTGCTGTAACAACAACTGTATCAGAGTCTATTATCCTGCGCACAATACCTGAAGCATTTGATGTAGATCCGACAATTTCATCGTTAAGAGTTGGCGTATATGAGCCAGTAATATCTAAAATATGCCCACCGATAGTATTAGCTGTCCATTGATTAACAACACCCATACTTGTTCCTTCACCGATAGTATTGAGATGTACCGCTTCTGGTGTATTAGCATCCCAATTCTTATACCCATCAACTATCAAATCAATTGTGCCCCCAGTATCCGTTCCAATGAACTTCACTATAGCATTGGCTCCACTAACCCCATACAGTTTTTGCCCCACTAGAAAGTTGTGGTCCCCGATAACAGTCCACGATGTGTTTGCAACCCGCAACGTTGCGGATTCATGATCATGATAATCTTTGTCTTCATCCGTTTCAGATTCTTCACGAAATCCATAATTTGTTTGACCAAGAACTGTATTTGCAAAGGTTGATGCCGTCAACAAAGTATTATCTGTTTGAGTAATAATTGGCGCACTGGCACCAAAAAGAGTTTCTGTACCAATGGTGTCTTTGGCAGTCATCATCGGTTGTGTGTTGATTAAATCGCTCGCATTGATAGTAAACCCTGCTTGAACAGAACCTTGATCATCGCCAATCCAATCGATTGTAGTTCCAGGATTATCCGACGAAATATAACCAGAACCCCCATTAGCGATTGCAATCGACAACACACCACCGAAATCATTAATTTTCCCTATAATAACTTTCCCACTATTCCCACTATGTGATGAAATAAGATTTACAACATCACCAGGAACATACCCACCGCCTGAATAATCTATAGACACATCACTAATTCCACTTTCAATTATAGAATTCGGTCCATTATAGTCTGTATCAGATTTTAAATAAATTCTTTCTAAATGTTTGAATTCACTTTTAATATTTGATAGAATGAGTTGGTGAAGATGTCTTCCATTAAGAACACCGCCAATGACATCCTCAACAAATGCTTCCGAATGTGATTCAATACCCTTTATAGTTTTGCCAATATATTGATAATTCTCATGACTGAACTGTGTTACAAGATATTGATCAATACGCCAATCCCCATGGGATACCTTTAAGATTTCTTCAGATGGATAATTGACTTCCACATCTTCGTTATATATGGCACGAAACATCAGCTTATATGACGCAAGAGTTCCACGTGATTGGTTGAACTCTTTAACGTACTTAGCCATCAATTTTTTGTCTGCTACAACATCAATTGGAACAGAAGGAAGAAGTTTTCGGAAAAAATAATCTATAAAATCATCCGTTGTGGTGCTGATGTCGTGCCATGATTCTAAATTACGAATGGCATCTGTCATTTGTCCTTCTGACTCCATCCATTCATAATATGCCTGCATGAATGCTAGAAAATTTCTACCGTCCTCCTTATAGAAATCAGGGAATTGACTTTGTACTAGCGTTGAGATTTTTTCAATCGACATGTTATGTGTACTCTGAAACAACGTTAATTAATGCTTCTTCGGGATCCATCAATATAATTTGATCTCGAACTGGAATAATATCGAGCTTTTCGGGTAGTACCGTAACCTTTATCTGGATGCCTGCGTAAGCAGATGGTGTAAACCCCACAATTTCAATCAACCCTGTCTTATAATTAATGGTACCAATATTATTAATAATATTTCGTTTTAGTTTATCGTCACCAAAACGGTATACTCTTAGAGTGCCATCTCCATTATCCCCAAGATATGCATTAAATCCATCCTATGTAAATGCCGTTGATATCAACTCATTACTGCGTATGGCATTATTAAAATTCAATGTGTATTTTTCTAAAATATTCAAATTTGGAACAAAACGTTTTTCTAATTTAATAATAGCATCATTATTCAGAATATGTCCTGATGGGACATTATCTATATGCCTCACGAAGCGAGAATACCTCAATCTATCACCAAACCTTCCCAAATATTTGAAAGAAAATTCCTCAACTGCGTCACGAACACTTTGTTCTATGGTAGATGGTGTTGCTGTGGTTCTGGTTTTATCATAATATGTTGTTATTTCAGGAATTATGTGGATATAATCCGGATCAATAATAACAGGATCGATACCTAATGGTGTGCGATCCATGAGTGATTCTTTAATATCATCTTTACGATTTGCCGTTATTAATTCTTCACCATAAGGTTTGATTGCAATGTAAACTTTACCATAAACTTGAGGATCAGCATTCTCGCCCCCATAAGCAACAACCGACTGGAGATCAGCATTTTCAGCTAACAATATTCTTTCATAATCATTAGATATGATTGCACGGTTTTGGGTCTGATATGATCGTGGAGCGTTAAATTTAATTGATTCAACATCTTCCCTAAACCTGCCGCCATGAGCGGAACTAACTGGTGTGACATCAACTGAAGTGTAAGTTGTTGTGATATTGAGATCATCAATACTAAATTCAGATGCACCATTAGTCATTGTGCCGTTACACACCAAGTACTCGACTATAACAATATTCCCAGTTATCAGTGATTTCCCTAATGCACCAGAACCAAAAATGATTTCATATTTCTCATCAAATGCCTCTTCTAAGAAATATATTTCTGAAGTAGAATATACTTGTCGGATATTTGTAGCACGACTATATTCAGATTTGGTGGTTTCGGAAGCAGATGTTTGAACTTTAACAACAATGCTAGAAATATCTACGTTTTTATTCGGGATAATAAATCTAGATCCGTCGTTGACGAACTGATGTGTTAATAGTTCCCCCTCTTTGAGTGTAACTGTTTTGCTAAAGGCACCATTATCTGATTCAACAACAATTGCTTCTGGCGTGACATAGGTATAATTTACATCATCGACGATTGTTGAAAATTTAGAATTTTTATTGATGGTGAAGTTTTTAGTTTCTGCAGGGATGCCATTAAAGACTAAATTAATATCTGCCTTCGATCCAACAGAAGATGCTGGAACATAACCGAGTTCTTTAGCACGTGAAACAACAGAATCACGTTGCTGCGCTGTATCTAAGAACATTTCATTAGACAGCATATTAACGTAATATGCATTATAATGTGTATTGTATGCTAAAACATCAAGCATATTTGACATAACAGAGCCTTCGAAGTTGAAGTCTTTGAATTTGTCATCTGCAGCCAGATAAGATTTTAAATTGGTTTTGATCTCATTGAAGTCGAGATCAGTGACTCTTAAATAGGTGTTTGCGGTTGCCATTTATCTTACTCGCTCAAGTATTAGGTCTAAAACAATTGGGTTTTGGTCATTTCTAATCATAAAAGCGATAGATGCAGATAATGCATTCTCGTCTGGATGGTCTTCAACTAGAACTTCTAAAATGCTTGCTCTTGGTTCATAATTTTCAATTACTTCTCTCATTGCAGTTTCTAATGATTGTTTAGTCGCAGGAGTGAATAATTCAAAAAGATGATAACGTAATCCACAACCTAATTCTGGTTGGAATGGTCGTTCATAGAAATCTGTTAAGATAAGGTTTTTAACAGATTGCTTTACAGCATTTCTATCAATTTTTCTCGTGACAGCACCAGTTAGTGGGTGTGCATCAAATCCGAGATTCAAATCACTAAATGTTGCATTTTCCATCGATATCTTAACCTTTTGTTATTTTTTTATTTAAATGCTTGACTTTTTTCGGTCAAGGTAGTATAATAAAGGTGACCCCTTTGATGATATTCAACCATCAGAAAAGGTTCTGTTCATTTATTTATAATGAATATACACCACTTCCACTCGAATAATCCACTTTTACGCCAAGCTCACTCAATCGCGATTTAAATGGGGGAGAATTCTTCTTTTCGTTCCAATTAATCTCTGCTCTTGGGTTTAATCCATATCGATCAATTGTCATTCGAGAGATAGAATTGCGACGTTTATGTTTATACATAATCACTACTTCGGTAGAACCTATCCTTGCAGGAAATGTAGCCAGTTCCGATTGGTGTGTTTGGGCAACTCGAAGCATTGTATCATACTCAATTTGGCTATATGCTCTAAACCAAGTTTTTGTAGATTTCACTTTATATGTTGCAGAATCTGCTTTGGTTGTAACCGTATCCGCATTATAAGTGATCTTATTTCCTAGATAAACTTTAGTTTGAATTCCGGTTAATGGTGCTGGAACAGGATCAGGGGACGGTTCTACTAAGACTGGTGCTTCTTGTTCCGCCACTTTTTTAAATTCTTCTTGTTTCTTTTGTGGGGTTTCTTGTTTTGCATCAATATTATCAAACCATTTATTACACCATGCAATTAAACCCTGTTCACCGTCATAAGGTTTTGTTACAACACCATATTCTTTCTCATAATGTATATAATATTTAGCAAGGTTTGCCCACATGATTTCCGTTCTATCATCAATCGTTGCAAAAGCTGTATCAGACCCACTTTTTGCTTTTAATGCTGATTTGAAAACTTTATAAAACTTTTCTGCATCAATCTTTATAAACCGTAGACCAGTCTCCCATGTGAAATTATTTGCATCATTATCTAAATCACGACCACATTTCCCATAAATAGCATTTCTGAAACTCCAATGAAATGCCTCATATACTGAGGGAATCATTACATCATAATCCGTGAGTGTTTTTTTAATTCTATCTTCAACCGTACCCTTTGCTGCCATATATACCATAAATGCATTATCATATGCTTCAATTTCTGTTGTGTCGGTAGAAGGTGCGGGTTCTGATGCTTCTGGGACTTCTTTAGGAACAATTGGTTCTTCAGGTATAACGTCTTTAACTTTTTTAATTTCAGTTTTTCCAGTTGTGGGATCAGTGATCTCTTGTTCTTTAACTTCTATATCAGGCAAATTTTCACATATTGAACTGAATGAAATTGAAGGTATTCCCCCCGAAAGAAGATCGGAAATACCTCCTCCCATCGATGGGGATATCTTAGATAGTTGTTCATCTAAATCCCCCACGGCTTCACCAAAATTTGACTTGATCTCTGAAATTATTTTGGCAAATTCCCCTGGATTATTTACAGTAGTCAAGCTAAGCAATTCTTTTTGTAAATTTAATGCTTCAGGCAATTCAGCTGATGCCTTTTCGATGAGGGAGTCAAACCCCTCCTTTAAATCTTTTTGTGCCGATTCCATATCATTGAGTGCTGCGATGCCCCCATTCATTAAAGATTTAAGTTTATCTTTCCCTTCAGTTATAAATGCTATATCAGCATCTTTTTTACTACATATTCCCATTATGGGGTGCCTCTACTATAGTGATGATTGTGATAAAGTGATATCTATGGTGACTTGCCTTTTGGTACCATCCAGAGACCACACCATAAATTTGAATAAGGCTTCATTAGGATTATTCGCCAATTCTGTAATAAACCCTGAGTCCGAAACATACATAACAAGAGTGCCTGTAAACCCTGGATAAGAAGCTACTGGTCGGGGGACAATCTCTTGGCTCGCAGGATACTCATGATATGACCATTTGGTGTCATGAACGGCTGGTCTCCTAACGTTCTGACCCAATATTGTTCCCTGAGCAGAATTTGTTCTCCACCATCTAAATTTAAAATTCTTCGAGTGTGGAATTCCACCCAATGCAAATGGAATCACATGAGTTATATTAAAATGGTTGCTGGAACCACCAGACATTTGTTGAGGATATACCCATGACCCACTATCATCTTGGTATTGCATACCAAAGTTAAACTTTGGTGGCGCTGGCGGTGGAACATACGTTTGCGATGTGTCATTTATCGTAACATCAACTGATTCGCCGAGAAAATATCCAGCATCTTGGTTCAAATACACAAGCACATTGAATGATTCTGCACCTTCGGTTGTACTGTCCGCCAAAGGAGATAAAACGGCTTCAGCTGATCCACCCATCATAATTGCAGATCCACTCGCTACAGCAAAGTCGCTTGCAAGTCCAGATGTATGCCATGACAAATTCGTCCCGTCAGGCATATCACCACAAGTTATATCGAAAGTAACTGAAGATCCTTCATTAACTGATGTTTGTTGCGGTGTAACATTAAATGATATTGTTCCATTCAATATGCCTGCCAGAATATCTTGTATTTGGCTCCCACTCAGATCTCCTACATTCCCCACGCCAACATCACCACTTCCAGTCGCAGTATGTCCGCAAGTGGCAAGATCATTGGCATTACATACAGCTATGCCAGATACATACACATCGTTTGACCCTGCGACCATAGTTGGTGCGTTATGTGGAGCAACTCCATGATTAGCCACTAAGTCTCCATGAACAATGACCTTTTCGCCATTAGCGTACACCTTAGTTTGGCTCGGGATTAAATCTCCACCAGCAGTATCATTATCTCTACAAATTCCAGACATTAGTTTAGATCGATCCTTGCTGCGGTTACTCCAAAATCTCCAGTAACTGTAATTGTTTGTCCGCCACCAACGGTTTCACTAATGTCACCAGTTATTTGAAGTGTTTGGCTGCCCTCAACTATTTCACTAACACTACCTTGTGTTTGTTTGGTCATGTTCCCTTTAGAAGTTATAGTGCTGCCACCAAGATTGGTTTGTTTATAATCGCCAGTAGCAAATATTTGAGTATTTCCGAACGTGGTTAATGCATAGTCTTCATTTACATTTAACGTATAATCACGCTTAATATTTTCAACCTTTTCTCCAGTAACTACATTATAAATTTGATCACCTTTAATAACTGATTTGTAATCATTCTTGCCGATACTCATAGCACGATTGTGAATTATCTCAGTTTCTTGATTATGTCCAACCTTAGTTTGCCAAGACTTTTTAAAGTCCATTGACATTTCACCCTCAACCTCTAGATGATAGTCACCTTTGATCAATTCTCGTTTGGTTCCTTGGACAGTAACATTCCAATCTCCCCTGATGTACATGTTCTTGCCTTTAATGACTATTTCATGATCATCGCCGATGACTTTAATTGTCCGTTCACCAGTACTGAGTATTTCTTCATAACCGCCAGTTGGGTGATATCGATGATACCGATTTGTGCTATCATCAAATTCTTGTAAATGTCCACCTTCCGTCTCAAACACATGATTATTTGGATAAACTGAAATTGAGCCACCAGCAGCTGGAGTTTCTTTCCATGATTTAAATCCATAATATGACTCTGCACGGTCAGGAGCAACTGAAGTAATTTTAGGTGGTCTTGCGCAAGGGTAAACTATTTCTGTTCCGCTATCATTTGCTCTAGCATTATCCTTAACTATTCGAGCATTATGTTCTTCGCAACGATTTGCTCTTGCTGCCCAATTTACATCAGTTTCCCCAATCCACCTTGGAATCCGTTCACTTGGATCATTGAATCCTTTAAAAGAATCTGAGAAATTTGCAGGAACTCCAACCAACGACCCTATAATAATAGGCTCTTGAGCACGGTCTCCGTCCATGAAAAAACCGATAACCCAAGAACCTTCTACCAACCCTGTCGGGGAAAATCCTAATCCGCTCGCTGACGCAGATTGTATTCCATTAGTAACCAATGCCCAAGGCAAATCTTCAGTTGGGATCTGATTCTTGTCTTCACTATGATACCCCATGCACCGAACTCGAACTCGACCCATTTGCACGGGATCACCACGATCTTCAACTACACCAACCCACCATACGAATTCACCTCTACCAAAAAAATTGCGCATTATGATTCCTTAACTATTATCTTCACAGACTGTGTTAGATGATGGGTGTTTACAAATTTCGATAAGAACTTCAGGATCATATGCCGGAGTTTGTACGTCAGGCTCAACCACTTCTTGTAAAAAACGTTTCTCATTAATTGATGTCATCATGTTCCCCTAAATTATAGACGTGTCTTTCGATATTTCCATAACTGTAGCATATGGACTGCCTGTCATTGCTCCAGTTATTTTATGGCGTAGTTTTGTAATTAAATATTTCCCACTCAAATGATTATCGATACCACCAGAATTTTTATCTGACTCCATACCTGACGTTTTAGGTATTATGATTTCAATTACATTTCCCACGTTTAAATTGTCTGTTCCTGGAATTTCTATATTTAATACTGTATTGAATATCACTTTACTATAAGCTGTTCTAATAGCTTGGAATTGCGGAATTCTTTTAGGTAAATGACCTTCGATAACAAATGGCTGGGAGCTTGTTGATCCATGCCCTGTTCTTGTAGTAGTCATTGTCAATATGGGTTTGCCATCAGCATCACCGTAGAAATTACTATCTTGCAATTTCTTAAATCGAGATTTTGCTTTGGCATAGTCATATTCTGTTTCATAGAAGTTCTTTCTATGGACATCAACATGTAATGTTCGTTGACGGAACAATCCATTTTCAATATTATCCATTGTGTCCATTTGCTTTTCTATATTATATGATACAATTTTAAATGGATCGTCCAATTTTGCCCCGACATCATCTTTTGGTTTAGCACCTTTGCGATTAAAAGGTGCGTATATCCATACGCCTTTCGATTCTTCTTGAACTAAACCAGAAACGTTTTTGAGTTTAAACCCTTTCGAATCTTCATAAAAAAAGAACATTGGGATATGATCAGTGGAATCCGCTTCATTAATAAGAAACTCAATCGTGTCGTCAACTGTAAGATTAGGAATCACAAATTTATGCATCCCTGCAGTGACATCATATTCGTTAGTTTTTTCTACTTGTCGGTTCGTGATTGCCTTTATATTACGATAGCTAGATTTTATTCTATTGTTATAAACGAACTCGTCGACTATCCCTTCAATCATCTCGGACACTTTCTTGCCACCGCCTTTTCCTAAAGACCTTGACAGTTTATTTACAGTCGCAGGGAAATATTCAGAACTAATTCCGGACAATAACATCACTTCTTTTGCTTCACCGAATTTGTATCGTTCGTCGATCGAATATATTCTAAATACATGGGTATTATAGTTCTCTGGAATACTTTCTTCAGTCTTATTCTTAAACGATATTAAGAAGTACTCAAACCCATCAAACCCTCCTTGTATTTTCTCTTCTTTATTTGGCGGTATAACATCAAACAAGTCTAGCGAATCTTGGAGAACTATGTCACATTCTAAATAATGGGTTCTTATGTCTTGATAAATACTAAGCTCTTCCACTAGCGGAGAGATGTCGATAGTTTGTCCTGCACTTGTTATAAGAACAGAATTCCGGATTTCGATATCGCCAGGATGTCGATATCCACTAATATTTTCTGC